TGCTCCGTTCAGCCACACAATCTCTTTGAAGAACGCCTCAGCCATCAACGCTGAAACTTCTCCAACGTCTTTCACTATCACCGACTTTTACGCCGCCGATGTAAGAGCTTATGCTGGTTGCCAGATTTCAGACTTCACTTTGAACTTCTCGGCTGATGGTCTATTAGAGTATGACGCTAAGGCGACTGGTTGGCTAAGTACGACTGCCTCAACTCCAACACCAACGTTCTCAACAATCTTGCCTAACCCGGCTTGGATTGGTACTGTAAGCATCGCAGGTTCAACTGTCGCTTACTCTGTTGACGGATCTATCAAGCTAAGTCGCTCGGTCACTCCGGTCTATGGTCTTAGTAACACTCAGAATCCGTTTGCCATCTTCCCGGGTGCTTTAGAGGCTACTGGATCGTTCACGTTCATCATGGAGACCAACGCTGAACTAACTCGTTACCTCACCAACACTCAACCAGCGATTGTTGTGAACTTCCAGCAAGGAGCAGGTGCGACTCTAACTCAGATTCAGGCAACGTTGACCAAAGGTGCTTACACGGCGGCGGCGATTGACCGAGGATCCGAGTACGTCCAAATCAAAGTAGACCTTACTGGTATCGGTAACACAACTGACGCTGGAGCGACTCTTGGATTCTCTCCAATCAAGTTCGTTGTCCAGAACGCAGTTGCGTCTGGAACATACCAGTAACAATAAACGTGGTGGAGTTGGCTAGAGGTTTTGTTTAGCCTAGCTCTAGTCAACTTCATCACTCCAAACGAAAGGCTAAACAATGGCAACTAAAGTAATCACTCTGCCGTCTGGCAATAAAGTCACGCTCAAGGATCCTAAAGAGTTACGTCAAAAGGACCGGGTGCGAATCTATCAAAACAGTTCTGACGAGAACAAAGCTCAACTCTTGCGTGGTGTCGGTATGATTGACGCTCTTATCGCCGTCTTGGTTGAAAGTTGGGACTTTGACTTGTTACCTCCGAGCGTCAACCTAGACTCTCTTGGTGATTTGTCTATTGCTGACTACGATGTTCTTCAATCTGAGGCTGAGGCAGTTATCCCGGTCTTGTTCCCTAAACTTGCGAAAGACGTTGAGGCTGAACTTGACCCTTTAGCCCTTACCGAAAACTCCAAAGACTAAAGTGGTTACTCCAAGGCAACGAGCGTCACGATGACTTGGAGTATCCGGATCGGGAATACCGATACTTCTTGTTGGCGGATCGTTTCGGTTGGACTCCGTTAGAGGTAGATGAACAACCAGCAGAGTTGTTAGATTGGTTACTAGCGATTGCTGGAGTTGTTGAAGAAGTCAAAGCCGAACGGATGAAAGAATGAACATAAAGGTAACTGGAGTTAATCAAGTTATCCGAGCTTTGGCGATGGACGCAACTAAGGCAGAGCAAGCAGGTTTCTATGCTCTTGGACAAGTCGCTTTGGCCGTAGAGCGTGAGGCGAAACTAAACGCCGCTCAAGGTGGAACACATCCGAGAGGAACTAAGACTGGAGCGACTCCGGGTTTTGGACCTGCGAGAGTCACGGGAGCTCTACAACGTTCTATTCATACTGAGGTGCGTAAAGGTTTCGGCACTTACGAGGCAGACGTGTTTCCGACAATGGTCTACTCCCGAGCCGTTGAACTAGGTCTACCATCGTGGGGACCAGGTGTAAACTATCCTTATCTGATACCCGCTGGCAAGAAGATTTCAAAGAGAGCGAACGAGTTATTCACAAACGCTTTTAAGAGACGATGGAGGTAAATCTTGGCTGAACGCTTAGATCCTATTGTCATCTCGCTACAACTTGAAACCGAGCGTCTCACATCTCAGTTGAACGCTGTGACCGGGCAAGTTGAGAAGATGGCAGGGAACATCTCCTCTCAGTCGTCCAAAGTGGACGGACTAAGCAAGTCTTTTGGTGGTCTCGCCGGATCTCTGGGCAAGTTGCTTGGAGCTGCCGCTGTTATTACGTTTCTGAACGATTCGGCTAAGGCCGCCGTTGAGGATCAGCAATCTCAAGCTCTTTTGGCTAGGCAACTTGAGGCGACTACTGGTGCGACTAAAGAGCAGATTGGGGCAGTTGAGGATCAGATTTCTTCACTAGAGGAGATGTCTGGTGTCGCTGACAATAAGATCCGAGCCTCGTTCTCTGGACTCGTCCGGGTAACTAAAGATTCAACCGAGGCGATGAAACTTCAAGAGCTCGCCATGGACGTTTCGGCTGGTACAGGTAAGGATCTTGAGGCTGTCTCTATGGCTTTAGCCAAGGCATATTCAGGGCAGGGAACGGCTCTTCAACGTCTAGTCCCGGGGATAAAGAACTCCTCAAACGTGCTTGGGGATCTTCAGAAACAATTTAAGGGAGCCGCCGAAACGGCCGCTAACGCCAATCCTTACGCCAAGTTAGGCGTGATGATGGATCGGTTGAAAGAAACTCTAGGTAAAGCTCTGCTCCCGATCCTAGACACGTTTGGCAAGATCCTCCTAAAGTTGATGCCGTTCATCAACCTTATCGCCGGACTATTTGATAAAGTCGTGGTTGCTCTAATGCCGTTGATTGACCAACTTATTACGGCTCTCGTCCCGGTCTTTGAGGCTCTCGCTGGAGTCATCATGAAAGTCGTAGAGAAGATCCTTCCTCCTCTAACAAAGATTATTGAGAAAGTCGTCCTGCCGATTATCAACATGCTTGCCGAGTATCTGATTACTTATCTAATCCCGGCTTGGCTTTGGTTGATTGACGTATTGGAGCCAGTCGTGAACTGGATTGCCGACAATCTTGTCGGAGCGTTTGAGAACTTGATGAAAGTTCTAGGTCCTCTTTGGGAGTTCATGATTAAGCCAATCATTGAGGGACTTGCCTCGCTCCTTGGCATCAAGATTGAGCCGATGGTGAAACCTAAAGTTGACGACTCTGAGAAGAGCAAGCTTGGAGCGTTCGGCTTTGGAGACATGGATCTTTCTGGTATTGACTTGGATCTTGGAGGAGGAGCGAAGACAGGTCAATCTAAAGCAGACAAGGCGGCCGAGAAATCTGCGGCCACTCAACGTAAGTTTGTGAACGATGTCTTAGACGCAACTAAGAAATACACTCAAGGACTAAAGGTTGCTCTCAAGGAACGTAATGATGCTCTGGCTCAACTAGATAGGGAACACGTTGAGAAGATTGCCGAGATTCAAAAGGACGGAGCGAACAAGCTTGCCGACATCGTAAAGCAGTCGCAGGATCGCTTACGTTCGGCGTTCGCTCAAGTCACTAACTTTGACGCTGGCGAAATGTTTATCAACGCTGGAGCCAACATAAACAACTTTGTAACTATGTTGCGAGATAAGTTGATGTCCGGGAAGAGACTTGCCGAGGATGCCGCCAAGTTGACGGCTATGGGTTACTCTCAGACGTTCGTGGAGCAGATTGTTTCTCAGGGACCGATGATTGCTGGCGAGTTGACTAAGCAACTTCTCCAAGCGACTCCAGAGCAAGCAACCGAGATACAGTCTCTATTCAAGGATCTTGGAACGCTTCAGAACACAGGCGTAGATACGTTGGCTAAACAGATTTACGACACTTCTGGTTTAGCCACAGAGGAGTTGAAAGAGGCGTATGTTTCGGCTCAGAGCGAGTTGGCTGAGGCTCTAGCGAACGAGAACGCGGCTTATGCCAAGTCTGCTACGGATCTTCAAGTGAAGTTTGACGATGCTGTCGCCAAGCTCACTACGACTAGAAACAATGCGATAGCCAAGTCTGTTACGGCTCTCAATGACGCTCTGGGAACTTCGGCTAAGAACATGAAAGACGCTCTAACCATAGTCAACGCTGGTCTAGCCGAGACGGATAAAAACGTTGCCACCCGGGTCGCTCAAATCGGTCTAGCCACTAAGGTTGGGCAACAAGTCTTATCTTCGGCTAACGATGTGACTTACGGCTACGGCATGACTCAATACGGATCTACGCCAACTGCTCCGGTCGTAGCCTCCGGTCCGACAATCAACACCGAGGTCAACGTGACGACTAACGCTACGGCTCAAGACATCTCTCAAGCAGTCGTCAACAACATCAAGTTCAATCTTCCAATAGTGGCAGGAGCAGGATCGTAATGCCGTTAGCAGATTACTCTTTCACCTTTGGCTCTTTTACTTTTGGAGCAGGAACGCCGTTCCCGATCCTAGAGATTGACGGCTTAGAGGGAGTCCCCGAGCTTAGAGTTCAAGATGATAACCGAGGCTACAATGACGGATCGTTCTCGGGACGAGACTTCTACAATGGACGTACTGTCACGTTCGTAATCAACGTGTTTGCTGGCAACAACAATTCTGCTCAAACGAATTACAGTTTGCTCCAAGCCTCGCTCTTGCCTCAATCCACAGGAACGACTACTTTGATGTTCAAGCTCTCTCCGAGCGATACGGAGAAGACTATTCAAGCGAGAGTCCGACAAGTCCGAACTAAAGTTGACCCGGAGTTCACGTTCGGCTACATCAAGACTCAAGTTGTAATGTTCTGTCCTGACCCGAGGTATTACGACAACTCAACAACTTTCGTTTCAATCTATCCTCCGTTGACGACACCCGGGCGAACTTACAACAGAGTTTATGACCTCAACTTTGGTGGAGGTGGATCCAACCAAGCATCTATCTTCAATACAGGTTGGATTTATACGTCTCCAATCGTCACAATTACTGGTCCTTGTAACATACCTGTTATTGGATTGAGTGGCACGACCAACTACGTTGGCGTGAACTATCAGTTGACGGCAACCGATACTGTGGTGATTGACCTAAATCAAAAGCTCGTAACGTTGAACGGAACGGCGGCTCGTAACTTGGTCACTCCCGGATCTACTTGGTTTACTGCTCCACCCGGAACAAGTCAGTTCTACTTTTCTGTTTCATCTGGAGCAACAGCCTCTACAAACGCTACAATAAGTTATAGTCCAGCATACGTCTAAGGAACAATCATGGCATTAAGAACTCCTCCGAGTTGGTTACAAAACGGATCGCATCCTGCCGAGAACGACAGGCTAACCACTAGGGCAATCTACAACTCAACAGGCATCATTGGAGCAACGTCTCTAGCCGTTACCGCTCAAGCAGTTCCAAACATGACTGTAAACGTTGCGTCCGGGTGGTGTGCGATTGTCGGAACTCCATCAAACTCGGGTACTTACGTTGCCTACAATGACGGCACGACTGTTCTAACTATCACTACTGCCGATCCGAGCTTGCCAAGAGTTGACCGAATTGTAGTTACTGTGAACGACTCGTTCTATTCGGGTGCGACTAACAACGTGACTTTTCAGGTCTTGGCGGGAACTCCAGCGGCCTCGCCGTCTGCTCCAGCAACTCCAAACAACTCAATCTCTTTGGCGACTATTGCCGTAGCCGCTCTAGCAACGTCTGTGGTTGCTGGTAACATTACGGACACCCGGTCCTTGACGACAACCAACTTGCCTGTCCTGCCAATAACTGGAGGTACTCTAACAGGATCGCTTACGACTCCGGGTTTGACTTCAACGTCTAACGTTGCTGTAAATAACTCAACGGCCGCTAACGTTCCTCTAGTCGTAACTGGAGCATCTGGTCAGTTGACGGCTCTTCAACAATGGCGTAACAATACTCCGACTGTATTGACTTACATAGACCAGAACGGAACTTTCTATCCGTTGACTGGTACTACTTCTGCTCCTCCGATTGACTTGAGATCCGGATCGCTACTCAACTCGGGAACTATTGGTGGAGCTATTGAGTATGACGGCAACGTGGCGTATCTTGCTCCGAACTCTACCTCTACGTTGACCACTAATGGTGGACGTGGACTTCTTCCATCTCGTCACTTCTACGCTCTCTCAGCAACGAGAACTCTAACTGCTGGTTCTACAACTGCTCAATCTTTATTCGGTGTCGGTCTATCCTTAGCGGCCTCAACGACTTACGAAATAGAGATTGTCGGTCAAGCGACTTTCGTCACTAACACGGCTGTCGCCAACAGCATCTCAGTAATCACTTCTTATACGAACTTGCCAACTTCAACTAACCCTTTTGTTGTTGGTGGTGTGGACAACGGAACAACGTCCAGCAAGTTCTTATCTGGCTTGCCGTTGACTGGTTTGATTTACACAACTCCAGCGACAGCATCAACATACAACGTGAACTTCCGAGTTACTGGACTTGTCCGAACAGCTGCCTCAACGACTGTGCTGACTCCTCAAATTATTTTGTCGGTCAACAACACAACCTCCTTCACTGTAACGAATAACTCTTTCGTCAAGATAACTCCTGTCGGAACTTCGGCTATGAACTCTATTGGAGCGTGGGCGTAATGAGTGACGAAATTAGACCGCCAAGCAACCAAGCTCTCTTGCTTAGAGTTGTTGAGGACATCGCCGACATCAAAGCGAAACTAGATGTTGTTGCTGACCATGAAGAGAGGATCCGAGCGTTAGAGAAAGCACGTTACCAATCTGCTTGGTTGATTAGCGTATTGACGGCTGGTCTATCTTCTAGTTTGGTTTATTTGATTGCGAGAGCGTTAGGAGCATAAATGAGTGTCGTTTATCATGAGCCGTTCCCGGTGAAGACCAGAGGTGACGAGTTTGGCAATTTAGCTCCGTATCGCAAGGGCAGACCGCATCGTGGACAGGACTGGAGTCCTAAAGAGAACTCTCCTATAAAAGCGATTACCTCTGGAACTGTTGGACTTGTCGCTTGGACGGACGTTCTCGGTTGGATCCTAGTCCACTCAAGCAAGGATCAGAAGTGGATCTTATACGCTCACCTAGCCGAGAAACCTAGTCTCGTAAAGGGAGACAAAGTTGAGGGAGGCAAGACCATCATCGGTAAAGTCGGTGGAGGCAAGAACACGCCGTCCGGGACAGCCTCAACCGGAGCTCACCTACACCTCTCTATTGGAGAGATGGGACCTAACTTCTCTGGAGTCAACGTTCACCTTGCTCCATACGACAAACTTGTAGATCCTTTGAAACACATCCTCTCAAATAAGGCGGCCTAATGAAATCTCGTATAGTTGCGATCCTAAAGTTACTAGGTTGGTTCATCTGGTTCTCCGTTGGACTTTTCTTCATCGTAGTTGGAGTCGGTGCTGGAGTCGGAGCAATCCTCCCCGGGTCTACGGCTCTAACAGGTATCTTGACGATGTTCATGGGAGCGATGTTGCTGGTCTTTAGCGAGATTGGTAGAACGATGATTGGCAAGATGCGAGTCATCTTGGAGGATCTCCAGCGAGCTTTCAAGAGAGCCGCCGATTCGGTTGAAGAGCAGTCTAAAGACAAGAAGTAAATCATGGCGACTTATCGCTACTTCTTTGCGGATCTAGTCACGAACGCAATCAACGCTGAGTTAGAAATAACTGGAGTCAACTTCACTCAGGCTCTCAACTCCTCGGGAACGTTGAACGGCTCTATCTTGCTTTCAGGAGTTTCGGTCAATCAGAACGTTACAGCCTCAACTACTCCCGGACGTACTGCCGTCTACGTTGACCGAGACGGAGTTATCGTTTGGGGTGGAATACTTTGGTTGAGATCCTACAACTCTAAGAGTCAACGTCTAACAATTTCGGCTAGAGAGTTTGAGTCTTACTTTGAACGTAGACGTATCGCCTCTAACTTGACTTACTTCAATACGGATCAGTTGGCGATAGCTCGTGGTCTAGTGAATACGGCTCAATCTGTCGCTAACGGCAACATCGGAGTCTTGACCGGGAGCGAAACTTCTGGAGTCAACTTGACTCGGTTGTTCTACGCTTACGAGCAGAAGACAGTTTATCAAGCTCTCTTGGACTTGAGCCGATCCGGATCTGGCTTTGACTTTGCGATTCGTTGTGCTTACAACTCGGACTACAACATCACTAAAACTCTAGTTCTTGGCTATCCGAGGCTTGGAACGGCGTACTCGTCAACGTCTACATCTGTCCCGGTCTTTGAGTTCCCTGCTGGCAACGTGGTTGAGTACGAGTATCCAGAAGATGGATCTCTGGTTGCCAACCGAATCTACGCAACCGGAGCAGGATCTAATGAGGGTAAGTTGATTTACAACGCAACGGACTCCACGAAACTTACGTCCGGGTGGCCGCTCTTGGAGGACTCTGTTTCTTTCAACGACATCATTGACGCAACGTTGGTTCAAGGTCTCGCCTCTGGTCGTGTGGCCGCCGTCTCTTATCCTCCGACTACCATCAAGCTTGTCGCCAATCCGAGCCTCAATCCAGTCCTCGGCTCGTATGTTATTGGAGATGATGCTAGAGTTCGTATCAAGGATGACCGATTCCCTGATGGCATAGACGCAACTTATCGGATTGTGGCTTTGTCGGTGACTCCCGGGGAGACCGGTCCTGAGAGAGTTACAGTCACGTTGACTCTTCCGACAAGTTAGGATCTCAAATGGGTTACGTCAATCTCCCTCCTAGTCTTCAAGCTATCTTTGCGGATCTTGATGCGAGGCTCAACAAAGTTGAGAACGCTCAACGTTTCACTATGCCTAATACTCCTGTCTTGACGAGTCAGCCAACGATTACTGGAGGGACAACAGGCGATCCGTCCAATCCGAGAGTTGGAGACATCTGGCTCAATACGACTACGAACACGCCTAAATACGTCAACACTTCTGGAGTTGTAACCAATCTAGTTACGGCGGCCTCAACTCCGGTCCCTTATGGTCCTAGATACGTGAAGACCGGGTATTTCTATGCTCCGATTGGTTTGGTTACGCAAGGATCGGGAACGACTTTTACGGCTGACTTGGCTCATGCCGTTCCGTTCTATTGTCCTCAAACCATTACAGCAATTTATTTGAGTATCAACGTAACGTCTCTCAACGGAGCGTCTGGTGGCGTTCGTGTCGGTATTTATAGCAACAGCACGACTGACGATTATCCGAACGCTCGCTTGGCTGATGGAGGAGTTATTGGAACTGATACTGTTGGCGGATCCACCGGACCAAACTTAGCGATTATTTCAGTCTCATTGACTCCCGGTCTGTATTGGTTGGTTGGTGTTCGGCAAGGAGTCAGCAACCCGGGTCTTTATAGTTATACGACAACCAACGGAGTTATGAGTGAAGTTATTCCAACTGGTATCTTGTCTTCATCTTCTTATGGTGCTGTTGCGTGGACGCAATCGGGAGTCTCTGGAGCTCTCCCTGCGACTTGGACGACAACTAAGACTTTATCTTTAACTGCTCCAGCGATTAGCATAGGTTTCTAATGAAGATTACAATTTGGAGTGACGGCGTGATTGTGGAGCAGTTTGACGCTCCCGATCCTGAACCGACTCCCGAGCAACTAGCCAAAGAGTCTGCGATTCAGAAACTCAAAGAGCTCGGGTTGACCGAGGAAGAAATAAACGCTCTCACGAGACCTCTTTAGCGTCCGGGTGAACTCTAACCTCTTTTATTACGTTCGTGCCGTCTGTGGTCAATCTGTGACCGATTTGAGCCATTGTGGAGGCGAGTCTGCGATTCTACTACGAGACGTTGAAAGTTATCCACAGAGTTATCCACCGAAACCTCTTTTATTGGTGGATAACTTAGTTGTTGATTTGAGATCCGTTCACGCAAGATAGACTTCGTTCCCTTGAGGACAACGTTGGTCTAGTCCACCACGTAATCGGACGTTAGAGGTCGCCGATTTGGCGTACCCGGAACGACTAGCCTCGGGTTAAACAAGTTACGTTTCACCGAGAGTAATGAGTGTTGAAGAGATGGCTAAGATCCGAGTTGCCCTTAGTCCCTGCCTAGCCGGATCTCCTCAACGTATGACGCAACTGCTCCATCCGTAGTGGTTGGAGCTCGTTTGACCAATCCCGATCCCCGACTGCTGGAATCGGCTTGGAGAGGACGATCCTAAACAGGTCGTTCTCCCTGCTCCCTCCTCCCTCCTGCTGAGTTCCCCTGTGAATACAAGGGTTTCGGGTTGCGACTCGCCGAAGAAATAGTTTGTTGAAAGAGTTGACTCGGACCGGGGAGAAGACAATAATTGTTCTACAGAGAGGTCCGAACGGCGGATCTCCGAGAAACAAGGGAGTCAGAGATGACAAGTTACACCTATCACGATAAGAGCAAGGTTACTCCAGAGGCGAAACTAGAGACCTACATTAAGGTCTGGACTTTTGCCTTAGAGTCGGCTCGCACTAAGAAACAAGAAATCAACAACCTAATCGCAGGTGAAGATAGCGTCAACTCGTTCAACGTTGATGACTTGATTAAGTACGGAACTCAAGTCAAGGTTTATAGCAACATTCTTCGCTTGGCAGATTACCATGGCAGGATTCAGGCCAAGTCTGCTCAAGAGGTTATGAACGCAATCAGAGAGTCAGTTACGAGCTTGGTTTGTAGTGACTCTTTCATCAACTCAACTAGCAACGTCTCTGTTGAGATTGAACTTCGTGAACGCCAAGTCTGGTGCTCAATCGCAACTCAACTAAACAACTTCTAAGAGACAGGACTAAGCAAAATGGAATACTACATCAACGATTCAGAAATCGCCGAGGCGATTGAGGTAAACGCTCCTGCTTGGTGCGATTCGTTCTTCTCCGTTACTCGTGACGAGGAGTCGGAGTCTATCATCGTGAACGCCGATTACGTCTTGCTCCAAGTTTGGAGAGACGGACACGACTTCTGTTGGGATGACGGAGTTGGAGACAATCCAGTTACGATGTCCGGGTCTGTGGACATTCGTGCTTACGGATCGGAACTCACCGACACAATCCGAGGTCTTTGGAATCAAATCACTAAGACCATTGAGAAGAGATTGGAGGCGAGCCTCTAATGAGCAACTCAACTCAACTAAGAACAATCGCTGACCGGATCTCACAACTTGTGGAAATGAAAGTCTGGATTGACGCAACTAGCGTGACGGCTAACGGATGCGTTCTGGTCGCTCCTCCGGGTTACGTCTTCAAACGAAACTTGAAACACGAGATTTCGGTTCAACGTAACTATCCTGCTCCAGCAATCTCAATCACTCACGTTGAGTATCTTTGGAACGAGATTGGAGGGATTCTTGACGAGGGACTGGAGCTCTGCGAGGCTACTGCGTTCTGCTCCTGCCAGCCGCCTCAAGAGGACCTGGCCGAACAAGAAGATTATTGTGGTTATTGTCTCAAGGACGGAGAGGAGAAATCCGAGAACGCTTGGGACAAGTTGGAGGTTGGTGACGTGCTAAACCTAGACGGCATTGAGTTCAAGATAACTAAACGTGACGGATCTCGCCTCACCGGAGTCAACTCCAAGGGTCAAATCTGCCACATCCTAACCAACGTACCAAGTCCGGGAGAGTCTATTGACTCCAAGTTGACTTGGGGCAAGGAGGACTAGCCATGACTCTACATCGTAAAGACTTCGTGTCTCTAGCCAAGATCCTAAACAAACATCGCTCTCGTATCTCAGAGCTTGAGAACCCGGTCCTTGACGACATCTGGGACCAGTTCTTCTCAGAGACGTTGAAATGGTTGGAGAGTTCTAACGAACAGTTTGACCGGGTGCGATTTATTCACGCCGTAGAGGAGGAGGATCGCTCATGAAGACGTTTCTGAAACTCTTTGTTGGAGCAATCGGGACGCTCTACATCCTTGGTCTTATACAGACTGCGTGGATGTGGTTTATGGGATTGCCGTTCGTAACTCCAATCGTATTCCTAGCCTTTATCATGGCTCTCTTCTGGTTCTTGTTCAAGTTGTGGGAGATGTAGAGATGGCAGAGAAGATTCGCTCAGTCTTTATTGAGAGCCGCTCTTGGTTTGATAAGTCTGGAGGCAACGCGTATTACTCCAATCGGATTCACATCAACGGCAGAGTTGTCTTGATTACTGGACTACGTTACGGCTACGACACACAATACTTGTGGGATGGTCTCCGAGAGCTCTACAATCTCGGTCTAATCCTTGAGCCTCAGAGTCCATACAGTCTGAGACAGAAGATAGACCTCTATCACGTCCAGAACTCCGTACCTAAAAGAGAGTTGTTCAAGGACTCTCCAGCCGAAGAAGACATGACCGAACTCTACGAGGCGATAGCGTGAGCAAGTCGTTCGTGCTACAAGGGCAAGTCGTCAATCCTCCGTTGGAGTTGACCAACAGCACCATCTTTGGGATCCGAATCACTACACCCGGACGTAACTACGGCAAGAGACTAATCATCTTCACCCGAGAGGATCTCGCCAAGATGGTTGCTCAATCCGTCAAGCTCCGTAACCACGTCTTGGTTGTCGGATCTTACGCAACCAGAAACAATAAACTATGCGTCTCGGCAGAGTTCGTTGGACTAGATGTCTCAATCGGCATCAACGTCCAGATGGATCCTGACGAGATTCTGGATGTCGGACGTTCCGTCTACAATCCATTTGAAGATAAATAACAATAAGGAGAAACAGGTGAACACAACACTAGCGGTCCAACCGGACCAGAAGACATGGGACGCAACTCAGTTAGCGGCTCTACGTCAAATCGGACTGAGCGATGCTCCAGCAGGAGACCTAGCTCTGTTCTTACACTACGCACAAAAGACCGGGTTAGATCCGTTCAGCCGTCAAATCTACATGATTGGACGTTGGGACTCTCGGACCGGGAACAACAGATACACGATACAGAGTTCTATTGACGGACTCCGTATCATCGCTCAACGATCCGGCGAATACGCTGGACAGACTCAACCTCTCTGGTGTGGAGAGGACGGAGTTTGGCGTGACGTTTGGTTGTCCTCCGAAATGCCGAGAGCGGCCAAAGTCGGAGTCTACCGAGTTGGATTTGCCGAGCCTCTGTTCGCCGTTGCGACAATCACGAGCTATTGTCCAATCGGTAAGGACGGAAGACCTCAAGGACTTTGGAGCAAGATGCCAGACGTAATGTTGGCTAAGGTTGCCGAGGCTCTTGCGATCCGTAAAGCGTTCCCGAACGACCTCTCGGGTATCTACACTTCGGAGGAGATGGAGCAAGCAGACGTGAAAGTCCTAACTCCAGCAACTCAGGTTAGTCCGGTTGAGGTCAAAGAGATCCCGGTCCATCCAGATCCGGATCAGAGACAACAAGTCATTTCGGCTATTGCGAACGCCAAGTCTAAGACAGAGTTGCGTAAGCTCTGGGCAGAGAACGCTGGTCAACTAGACGTAAAGTTCGTAAACTCTCTCGGTGACGAGACCACCTTAAAGCAGTTGTTCGTGGCAAGATCCGAAGAGTTGCCAGAGGAGGAGTCCAAGTGAGCGACATCGTAGAGCTAATCAAAATAGAGCTAACGTTGGATAGCGATTGTGTTTGCGTCAAATACGACCACGAGAACGATTGCGACCTGTTAGATGAAAAGGGCAATCCGATTCCCGAAGACTCTTGTCTCGGTTGTTGGGAGGACGCTCTGGAGGAGTGGAAGAATTACGTCTACCCGGAGTGGATTGCCAGAAACAAAATCACCGATAGAACCAAGCTAGTTATTGAATACAGTAACGTCACTTGGCGTAACGGATCGGGAGCGTTTCAGTGCCAAGTCAGGGATCTTGAAGATGGACGTTTCGGATTCTTGAAAGGCGACTTCCGTATTACTTACACGTTAGAGGGTAAGGATCTTACGGCTAGACGCTCCTCGCACGATGAACCAACTGGAGCGTATTTCAAGTTTGTTGTAGGGAGGTCCAAGAAATGACTCTCTACCGAGTGACCGATCCTGAGACAAGTCGTGACGCGGCGATGTCTCTTGACGAGGCTAAAGTTACGCAGACCATGAAAGACATCTTGACTCTGTTGCGAGACAAGGGACCGATGATTGACGAAAAGTTGATTGAGGAATACCAAGGACTCCAGATATATCGTCAACTCAAAGAAGAGCAGACGTTCTTCGCCTCGGAGTCTGGTAT